AGGACAGCTCAAAGAAGAACATTTGGATTGGCTTTTGATCGAGTTTGAAACATTCAGTAGGCATAAAGCATTAGAAGCGGCAATACTCAAAGGTGCTGACTTGCTTGAAAAAGGTGAGTATGGTCCAGTTGAAGATCTAGTTAAGAAGGCTGTACAGATAGGATTGCAAAAAGATCTTGGTACAGACTATTGGGCAGATCCTAAGAGCAGACTTGAAGCAATTAAAGACAACAACGGGCAAGTAAGCACAGGTTGGGCAAGTCTTGATAAGAAACTGTTTGGTGGATTTAACAGAGGTGAACTGAATATTTTTGCAGGTGGTTCAGGTGCAGGTAAGAGTTTGTTCTTAGCAAACTTGGGTGTGAACTGGGCAAGCATTGGAATGAATGTGTTGTATCTAACACTTGAACTTAGTGAGAACTTGGTCAGTATGCGTGTAGACGCAATGGTAACTGATATTCCAACAAGAGATATATTTAAGAATATTGATGATGTTGAAATGAAAGTCAAGATGATTGGCAAGAAGTCAGGTGCATTCCAAGTCAAATATATGCCTAGTGGTAAAACGCCAAATGACATTAGAAGTTACATCAAAGAATATGAAATCAAAACAGGCAAGAAAGTTGATGTATTATTGATTGACTATTTGGACTTGCTGATGCCAAATGGTGCAAAAGTAAGTGCAGAGAACTTGTTTATCAAAGACAAATATGTGTCAGAAGAATTGCGTAACTTGGCAATGGAATTGAACACAGTGTTTGTAACAGCGGCACAGTTGAACAGAGGTGCCGTTGAAGAAATTGAATTTGATCACTCGCACATATCGGGTGGACTAAGTAAGATCCAAACAGCAGATAATGTGATTGGTATCTTTACAAGTAGAGCAATGCGTGAGCGTGGACGCTATCAGATACAGTTAATGAAGACACGTAGTTCGAGTGGTGTAGGTGCAAAAGTTGATCTTGAGTTCGATGTAGATAGTTTGCGTATTAGAGATCTTGCAGAAGATGATGACTATCAAGAATTTAACAAACGCAAGTCAACTATTTACGACAGTTTGAAAAGAACAAGCACACCAGGTGAACAAACAGAACAAGATCCTACTAATGCAGATCCTGCACAAGGAGACACTGTTGGTAAGATCAAAGCAGAAACAGATTCAACAAAACTAAAACAGTTTTTGAACAACTTAGGTACAGAGTAAAATGTTAAAAAAATTAGAAACAATAGAACAAGTATATCCATTGGCTAAGGACGACCCGGTGCGTCCAAATCTATCAGCAGATTTTAGAATCAACAACGGTAGAGAAGTGTATGCATTATATGAAGATCAATATGCAGAACAAGCCCCTGTTCAATTTGAAGGTCCAAGAGCAGTAATATGTGTAGCATACACTAAAGGTGTTGCACTTACAGAAAACGATCTAGATAATTTTAAAGATCCCGATACTGCTATGTTTTACACAGTGTGGAGTTATGATAGAGGTGCTGGTAGACAAATTGTTAATAAAGTTGCAGCACACATTAAAGAAACAAGAGACGATATTGTACGGTATATGACTCTGTCACCACTTACAGAAATGGCGGAACGTTTTCATTTACGTAACGGAGCAAAATTTTTCCGTAAAGGTACGCTTTGTCAAAATTTTGAATATGAAAGGGAAAATATAAAATGACTTGTGGATGTGGAAGATCACCAGATGGGTGCCGAGGTTGGCATGCACTAAGTGAAGAAGAATATCTAAAAGAATATCAAAAAGAATTTGGTAAGCCCAAAGACAATGACAAAATGTTGACTGTAACAGAAGTTCATCATTGGACAGACAAACTGTTTAGTTTTAGAACTGAAAAGCCTGAAGGATACACATACAAAGCAGGACAGTTTACTATGGTAGGCATGAATGGTGTTAAACGTGCATACTCTTACACATCAGCACCAGAAGATGATTTTCTTGAGTTTTATTCAATCAAAGTGCCTGATGGTCCTTTGACCAGTCAGTTGAAAAAGATTTTGCCTGGCGATAAGATTGAAGTAAGTGATCGACCTAGTGGTACACTTATACTTGACAATTTGAAACCGGCAGGTGGTGCAAGACTTTGGTTGATGGCTACAGGTACAGGCATTGCTCCTTTTATCAGCATAATGAGAGACAGTACTACATACGAAAAGTTTCCAGACATTAAAGTAACATGGACTGTGCGTACACCCGATGAGCTTAAAGCATATCAAGACTTTATTGATCAAATAGCAGACTTTTATCCTACAGTTACACAAGACGATACATATGAAGGATTCAGAGGTCGTGTGCAACTGTTGATGGAAGGTGGTCCTGTACTTAAAGATCACGACACGGAAGTTGATCGTGTGATGTTGTGTGGTAGCCTTGCATTCAATAATGACATAAAAAAGATATTAGAAACAAATCAATTTGTTGAAGGAACGAATAAACAGCCAGGTACATTTGTAACTGAAAAAGCATTTGTAGGATAGATGACTAAAAAATCAAAAAGTCAAGTAAGAAAAGAAAAAGAAGCTGGACGTAATTCTCAATTTGATCCTAAGATACACGAACTTAGTAAAGTTGGTTACGGATTCCAAATGAAACGGGGTTACAAATCTTCAGATGAGGAACTGTCAGGTAAGAATCTGCCGTTCGCTGTGAACAAGAAAAATGATAAAAGAAAAAATTAAAAGTGTTGCTGATGATATCGCGTTGCTTGAAGGCACAGATAAATTAACCTATCTTATTGATCTCGCCAAACAAGTAGAAGCACTACCAGACGTAGCGAAAACAGACACAAATAAAATACATGGTTGTGCAAGTAATCTTTGGATCATTGGTGGGTGTACAGAACAAGGCACTATGCGTTATCAACCCGATGCTGATGCGTTTATTACAAAAGGCACAGCGAAATTAGTTACTGACATTGTAAATGATTGTCCCAAACAAGAAGTAGCAGAACTCTCAGTAGATGACTTTAGGCCTCTCGGTATTAAAGAACTGCTCACACCACAGAGACAAAATGGCTTAGGTAGATTAATAGAAAGAATTGTAGCAATAGCAAAAGTATGATAGAACAAGGCAATAGGATATACAAAGACAGTATGCTTACAAAAGAACTTTGCTATATGTGTCTAACCCATACCAAACTGCGCAAGGCAGAGCATACAAGTCCTAATAAAAAAGTAATTTATGTGTGTGATGGATGCATTGAAATGAATGGACACAGAGTAATAGATGAAGACTGAAAGCGAAATAAAATTCATATATGAAGAACTGGGCAAGTATTGGCCCAACTATTCTACCAAGAAACCTGCGGCAAAAATACACAAGCATGCCTATACAAGTCTTATAGGTGTTATGCTGTCAGCACAGAGCCAAGACGCAAGAACTGCGGTAGCCTGCAAGCAACTGTTTGCACTTGCTGATACTCCCCAAGATATGATTAAGATTCCACAAGAGGATATTATTGAAGCAATACGTCCCGCGGGATTGTTCCAAGCAAAAAGCAAGAACATACTCGCAACATCAAGAATGCTGCTTGAAGAGTTTGATGGCAAGGTTCCACAAACACAAAAGGAACTTATGAGCCTACCAGGCGTAGGTAGAAAGAGTTCTGACATCGTAATGAGATTCGTTTGGAATCAACCACACATAGCAGTTGACACCCACGTGTTTCGTTTGCTGTGGAGGCTGGGTTGGACGGACAGTTTAGACGAAGGCAAAAGTGCTGTTACTGTAAATGATACAACACCTGATGAATACAAGTATGCCGCACACATGCAGTTGATAACACACGCCAAAAGAGTATGCAAATCAAAATCCCCAAGATGCGATCTGTGTGTAATAGAAACTGTTTGTGATAAAAGAAATATTAACACGCCTAAGAGCAAATTAAGAGAAGCGGTTAGAGCATGAGATATTATCTAAGTTCTTGTGAATACAAATGGAGTCATGCTCGTACAAGTATGGAACAGATATGGATTCAACGAGAACTTGGCGCAGAAATATACAAGCTGATAGAATCAAATGGTTGGGAGTGGAAACTATTACGAAGCAACAGTTCTACACTTCCAGAAGACATCTATTGCCGCTGTGACATCTATGTTGAAACAGATGACAGCAGTGCCGCAACTTTTTTTGCACTCAAATTTCCCAAAGCCCAGCCTGTTCACATTGCTAAATAACTTGCGTTGGAAACAACGACTAGGCAATGACAAATAGAAAAGAGGCTACAATGGCAACGGATTTAGAAAACATACAGAGGCTATTAGATAGATTTAAAAGGCCTATCCCACCCGGAGACGAATATCAAAATCGTTTAGCTGAAGAATTTGATCTCATTCTCAATCAACGATTCACTGATTACTTCCTACAAATCTGCGACATCATAGACATAACCTCGGACCTAACTCACATGACACGTGGGTCAGCAGGGTCGAGCCTAGTCTGCTAT